CTCGAGCAATTTCTTTTATGAAGGGACTCTCGGGCAGAGCACACTGGGAGAAGAGACAAGGAACGAAGAAGCAAGCATTATTGTATACGATGAAGAGTTTAGACCTGGACAAGATGTCGTCCGTCTCAGTCGATACCTTGTACGACGCGACGTACCGCACGAATATATCAACGGATGGCCTTCAGGACTTGAGCTTTCCCCGCGTTCTTTCGAGAGGGTTCGAGGGCACATTCGCCGAATTACTCGAAGAACTGAATGGGCCGACGACGACGTCTGTTGCGGAGCGACTACAAGCTGTTCGTCTAGCGATAGCGAATGGAGAGAGCGAGCAAGCGATAGCGGAAGCGAATTTCCCTGAATGGTGCAGATATCGACTAGCATTCAAAGCGTACCGTCTACTACAAATGAAACCGAGAGATTTCAAGACTAAGGTAATTGTGATCCAGGGGCCCACCGGAACCGGTAAAAGCAAGCACTGTCAAGAAACTTATCAAGGAGCTTATTGGAAAGCGAGAGATCCGTGGTGGGACGGATATGAAGCACAAGAAACTGTTATTATCGATGAATACTATGGTTGGTTGCCCTTTGATACACTACTCCGATTATGCGATAGATATCCGATGGACGTCGAAGTCAAGGGCGGAAAAGTGCCTTTTCTTGCACAGAATATTATTATTACGAGCAACAGAATCCCAACCCGCTGGTATGACACACGAAAGATATATTTTCCAGCATTTGCAAGAAGGGTCGATGAATGGTGGGTATTCGGCAAGTGTTTTAGAAGCAAGTATAGCAAGTTTAGCGATGTAAAGTTTATAGATATTGAAGATGAAGATAAATTAGGAGACTTAGATAATGATTATAATAAATTAAGTATTTGCTAAATAACGATCACGATCTTCACTAGAACCTTCGATCTTATAAAAGTATTTGCGTGTAATTCCCAAAGTTAGTTGTTCACGGTAAGTACCCGCAGTCGTACCAACAGTAAGTCCAGGAGTAAGTTTAAATAAAACAAGTAAATGACGACTCCAACCAGGTTTATTTCCACCGTTTTGAGTTTCCATTCTTTCTTGCATAGCTACACGTCGTTTAGGATCCCTAATCTGATATGTAAATGTGTCACTATTAGGAACCATAAATTTAGTCTTTTTAAGAATTTTAATACGCCAAAAGCCAAGAGCAGCAGGAAGGTCCCATGGAGTAACTCCACGAAGAGCAAGAGTCACACCTGTACCTGCACCTCCAATATTAAGTGTTTGGTTACCACCTAGATTTAGAACTGCAGAAATATCAGAATAATTATTTGCAGTATTTGTCCACTCTTTAGAAGAAAGAAGTTCATATACATCAACCTCAAGTTTAGCTTCAGATGTAAGAGTATTCACCGGTGTTTGATCAGCACTCCAAATACCCGAAGTATTCCGGAATGTGACATCCATAATACCAGACTTAAAGATGAATTTAGATGTATCTCCTACTGTCGAGCCAGCAGCAGCAGTAGGGTTTCCCGAATTCTCGAAACCGCTCATACTAGTCAGGTCAGACATAAAAGAATCACCAGTGCCATTAGCACTATACAAGGCACAATAGCCGATGCCATGATTGCCAGAAGTAGTATTAGAAAAAGCTTGACTCTTATTGAAGATGACAGAACGAGAGCCAAGATCCTTTTCAGCCACAGCATGGATCTTATACGTAAACCGTTTCCAAGCACGACGCTTGAATCTAGGCATAGAACGTTTCACATAGATACGACGCTCATCATGTTGGGTTGTTACACCCTGTCCTGAGCGAGGATTTCGTCGAGTTTGCGACTGAGCAGTAAAAGACCTACCACTACGTTGACGAACACGTCTCCCTAGAGCACGTCCTACATAAGGGCGCTTGCGATTAGGACGAGGTCTAAAATTGTAAGGCATGTTAGGTGCAGAAAGCTGAACGTTATTCTTAAAAGGGATTAACGTATCAAAGTGACGTGACGCCACTATGACTCACTATTAAATTGCCAAGTGGGATAATCCGGTCTATATATAATGGACCGGGACCGCCAAAAAGTCAGGTAATACTAGGCTGACTTTTCGGTCCATCTTGAGACATAAAGGACAAGACGCTCCTACTCGATGACCAAAAGCCGGAATTGGGTATGGACACTGAACAATCCGACATACAACGAGATCAAAGCGATGGAGGAGAACAATCAAATCAAATTCCTGTTCGCAGTCCTAGAATTGGGCGACAAGGAAGCGACTCCTCACTATCAGGGATATCTCGAACTTCTGAATCCTCGAGCAATTTCTTTTATGAAGGGACTCTCGGGCAGAGCACACTGGGAGAAGAGACAAGGAACGAAGAAGCAAGCATTATTGTATACGATGAAGAGTTTAGACCTGGACAAGATGTCGTC